TGTTCTTTTCCTTTGTGAAACACATTACCATCCTTATCAACAAACTCATTCATCCACTGCCAACCTGGTGGTCTACCTGTTGGTTTATATTGTTTTGTTTTAAATGAATCAGGATATTTAATCATATCAATCATAGTTACACATTTACTACAAGTAATGTAACCAACTGGGTCATCTACCTTTTGGTAATCACAACAAAATTTACATTGCAACCATTTCTGTCCATCCTCATCTACATAAGAATGTCTTTCAGGTTTAAATGATTTAAATCCATTTTTCTTTAAGTTTTTTATATCATCTTCTCTTGACATACATTGTATCCTTTAATATACTACTTTTGATCTATATATGTCAAGCTTTAATTTTTTTTACGAGATTTTTTTTTCTTTACTCTTTTACCGAGTTTAGATTTATCGATAATCATACCATTTGACTCACCTTCAAAGTATGCAGAATGATTGTGTTTTACTTTACAATGATTAGGACATTGATATTTTTTATCTACTATAACTACTTGATTTTCATAGTGATAGGGTTGAGGTCCGTAATTATTTTGTATGTATCCTATAAGAAATGCTAATGCTATTAGTACTAAATCGCCGTTCCCATTTTGAATCCTCCTTCGGTTTCCACCATTTATCTATTAAAAACGCAATACCTATTCCGGCAACATCATAAGCTAAATCATATTTAGAAAATCCATCTCCACCCCATCTACCATATTTTTCCCAGGGTAATATTGCATCTATACATTCCTTTCCAAGACCTAAATAGAATGTGTATAATATAGATTCTTGTTCAGTATATCCTTTGTGTCTAAAGAAAAAATAAGCACCTGCACTTCCTACAAAGTGAGCTTCTTTATCCATCGTGAACTCGGCAGTATCATCTGCCCATCTCCACTTACCAAACTCTTGTGAGAAACCAATTGACAAAACCATTAGCATTATTATGTAATACATTTGTCATACTCCGTTCCCCGCTATACTTTTCTAAAAAATACCCATACTCCTATATTAAGTGTTCCTATAAAAAAGTTCCAAAATAAATCTCCACCATTAGTATATAAGTAAAGATTATAAATACCTATGAATAAATTAAACCATACTAAATATCTAAACATTTGTTTATTTTCATCAGTCATTATTCATCCTCATCTTTTTCTGGAGTTTGTTTTTTCTCTCTAGCTTTATTTGCTTTAGCTATTAGTTCTTCATTCTTTTTAGTTACTCTATCTTTTACTAATTGTATTGGCACTTCTAACCAAACAGTTCTTCCATCTTTATACTCAACTGTTGCAGGGACATCAGTCATAAAACTATTGTCATCTTTAAAATATAGAGTATCTCCCTCTCTATTAACAATTAGTTCATAATTATTTAAATCAATAGATTGATTGTTAGTAGCATTTGGAGCCTGACCTGTAATATCAGGATTAGTTTCGTCATAAAAAAATCCAACAATATCTGTATCTTGA